GGGAGAGGGTGGATCGGCCGGAGGCCGAGACGGGTGAGGGGGGACTCTCCCCACGCACCCTGCCCTACTCCGCAGGTTCACTCCCAAACGCCAGCAGCACCGCAGCCCAAGCCAGGCCTGTGTCCCGGTCCATCACCGTTTCCGTGCGCAGATGCACCCGCCTGGTGACCACCAGCTCCGCTCCCTCCAATCCTAGCGCCACCGTCACCACCCGTTCAGCCAGCTCCAGCGCCGCGCGCCGGCTGGGGCGGTCGCTCCAGCAATGGAGCAGAACCCTGTGCTCCTGCCCCGGCGCGCCGTCCCCGTCTGCCTGCCGCACATCGTGCCGGTCGATCACCACGCATGGACCCGTCCAGCCATGCGGCCGCGCGTCGAACACGCCCTCGGCTCCGGTGATTGCCACAAGCGCCGCATCGCCCTTGAGTGCCGCGACCAGCGCTCCCTGCAGCGCCACGATCGGATGCATGTCCCTACCCCGTGAAGCTGGTTTCGCTGCAGGCGCAGCTCAGATAGGCCCGTCTGCCATTGAGGTCGGCTGCACTCACCACGTCCAGATTGCGCCCGCGATAGACGATGCGGTCGCCGGGCCGCACATCCTTGCGGAAGCGCAGCACCACCGCGTGGGAGATCTCAACGCTGCGCCCATCGGCACCCGTGCCCTGCCTTCCGGCAAGGCTGCGCACCCGCGCCCAGGCGGCCGTGATCGGCACGTACAGGGTGGTATGACCGCCTTCATCCTCGCCGGTCATCTCCCGGCGGCGGAGCTCGACGCGATCCGTCAGGGTACCGATGGGGGGAACAGCCTCACTCATAGCCGTACCCGCTTGTGCTGGCTGACCAGAAGGTCAAAGCCGGTGGGCACCACCGCTCCCGAGCCGGCAACGATCACCGCATCCCGATGCTCGTACCAATACGCCACCAGTACCAGCATGGCTTGGCGGATATCGGCCGGCACCTCGGCCGGCTCGGTGCCGTAGCCGGCCACATAGTCGATCTCGATGCCCTGCCGTTCCCGCAGGGCCGGCATTCCCGAGATAATGTGGGGCAACAACAGCCGGTCCGGCTCACTCAGGAATTGTGCCAGTGGGACTGCATGCGCCCCGCCCGTATCGTCGTAAGCTGTGATTTCGGTGACCGCCATGAACGGGGTCACCGGCAGGCGCACCGTGCGGTCGGCCGGCCAGCTGTCGAGCACGATCCGCCAGCTCTGCGCCAGCAGCGCCCGCCCGGTCACGCCCTCCACATGCATCCGCCCCGCCCCGATCAGCGCCGCGATCAGCGCGTCTTCGGCGCCGTCATCGACCTTGAGGAACGCCTTGGCCTCGGCAAGCGAAACCGGCTCCTCCGCGGGCCCCGCGAGAAGGTAGGAAGTCATCTTGATGTCCTTGTTGATGTCGGGCAGGAACCCGCCGCACCCACCGGCTGTCACCCCGGCGCAGGCCGGGGCCCATCCTGAGATAAGCGGGCACTAAGAGAAATCAGGATGGATCCCGGCCTGCGCCGGGATGACATCGTGTGTGTGGCAACTCAGCTCGCGGCGAACTTCAGCAGCTTGATCGCGTCGTAATCCGCTACGCCTCCACCGACACGCTTGGTGGTGTAGAACAGCACATAGGGCTTGGCGCTGAAGGGGTCGCGCAAGACGCTTACTCCGCGCCGGTCGACGATCAGGTAGCCACGGCGGAAGTCCCCGAACGCGACCGCCATCGCGTTCGCCCCGATATTAGGCATGTCCTCGGCCTCCACCAGCGGGAAACCCATGAAGGTCGGCTTGGCTTCAGCGCTGGCAGCCGGCTGCCACAGGTAATTGCCGTCCGCATCCTTTAGCTTGCGCAGCGTGCCTTGCGTCTTGCGGTTCATCACCCAGGATGCGTTTTGCCGGTAGCCGGCCTTGAGCGCATAGACCAGGTCGATCAGCACGTCCGAAGCATTGCCAGCCGGCAGCGCCCCGGCCGTCCCCGTAGCCACATAGCCCAGATTGCCCCAGCTCCAGCTCGTTTCCGCTACCGTTGGCGCCGAAAGAAACCCGCTCGGCTTGTTGACACCGTCGCCTGACACAAACGCGGTGGTCTCCTGTGCCGCAAAGGCGGCGTTGACCTCATCTGCGATCCATTGCCCCACATCCACGGCGGCATCGTCCAGGAATGCCGCAGTCGCGGCCGGCATGGCATAGAGCTCCATGGTGGGATAGCTCAGCTCTGCCAGTGTCGGCGCATTGGTAATCGGCCGCGCCGCCGTCTCACCCACCCAGCCCACCTGCGGGCCGCTGACCGAGATGGGACGCTTGTAGACACTGCCCGACACCTGCCGCACCCCGGCAATGGCCCGGATGGGCGACACCGCGGTCATCAGCCTGGTGATCTCGGTCTCGGTCTCGGGCGGCACCACATAGCCCCCGTCCGGATTGGAGCCCACCTGCAGGGCCTTTTCCTCGCCGCGCTTCACATAGGTGGAAAACGCCTCCTTGTATTCACCATCGCGGGCCTCGCCGCGTCGGTCCAGCAGCGGGCGGCTGCGGTCCAGTGCCGCCTTGTCGATAGCCGCCTTGTGCCCGTCGAGCACGGCATTGAGCCGGTCGAGCTTACCTTCCAGCAGCCCGTCGGCAGTGCCGCGTTTCTCGATCTCGCCCAGGCGCTGGTCGTTGGTGTGCTTGAACTCCTCGAAGGCGGCGGAGAATTCGCCAAACAGGGTGGCAATGTCGCTCCCGGCGCCGGCCTTGGTTTCAAGGCCGTCGGTATGGATGTCCATGGAAATGTCCTGGCTCTAGTTGCGGATGAGGTTGGTGGCGGCCGCAATGGCCGCGCCCGCCGAAAGGAAGGGCGCGATGCGCGCCTCCTCCAGCATGGGAAAAGTCACGATCGAGATCTCGAACAGCTCGATTTCATGGAGGCGCCGGTGCCCGGTGCCCCCGTCGCGGGTGGCCCGCACGGTGCGAAAGTCGATCGAAAGACCGTCGAGCGCCCCCGCTTCGATCAGCCGGCGGAGATCATCCGCGCGGGCGACGCCATCGCTCAGCCGGCCGCTGACGAACAGCCCGCGCCCGTCTTCGCCAATGGCCTCCCAGACGCCGACCGGCTCCTTGGGATCATGCCCGAACAGCATGCGGATACGGCCCCGGCGCCGGCTGATGCTCTTGCCGAAGGCACCCGGCATGACGATGTCGCCGCCACCGTCGAGTTGCCCGAAGAGGCTCGCATAGCCGGAAAACCGTCCGTCGGGTCCGATGGGAATACCGGTCACGAGCGCTTCTCGGCCGGCCGGCTACCCGCCTTGCTCTTGGAATTACTGGCGGCCAGCGTCCCGGCGAGATTCCAGGCGAACTGGCGAAATGTTTCCCGCGCCTCGTTCCGGTTCTGCTTGCCCTTCATGGCTAGTTCTCCTTCCTGAACAGTCGGTTGAGACTGGCGATCTCGCTGACGAAGTCGTTGAACCGCCGGTTGGCCGCCGCCAGCTCCTTGAGCGTCCATACCAAGAGGGCACTGGCCCCGCTCGCCCACAAAAACAGCGCCAGATGCGCCAGGTCGCCCCGCTCGGCGACGGATTTGGTGATCTCGTCCATGATTTAATTCTCCGGAAGGCACGTGCCTGTGCTAGCGGTCGCCTGCTGAGCTGCAGTCCACCAAAGGTGCTGCGGAGGTCGGATCTGCATGATCGAGTTACTGTCTGCGCTGTTGTATGTGCTGATGTTCATGATGATCCTTGCGCCCCTGATTGGCATCGGCGCCTTGTCTCGCGGCTTCTTCAAGGTCGCGGCGGTGCTGATGGGAACGTCCTGGTTATTTTGGTGGGCTATTCTGGAATGCTATTTTTCCTAAACTCCCAGCATGGCGCGCTTCTCGGCGTCGCTCAGGAACCCCGCCCCGCCAATCCGCGCCCAGAGCGCCGCCCGATCCTCCGCCAGCGCCTCTACCCCGTCGAAAGCGGGCACCACGCGCACGCCGCCAAAGGCCGGACCTAGCCAGCCGCTCAGTTCCTCGGCCACCCGCACCACCAGCGGGATCAGCGTCTGCCGCCAGAACTGGCGGTTGGCCTCGGCCAGATTGGCGTAGGTGTTGTCGCCCGGAATGCCGAGCAGCATCGGCGGCACGCCAAAGGCCAGCGCAATGTCGCGAGCAGCGGCGTTCTTGGCCTCCAGAAAATCCATGTCCCGCGGCGATAGCGCCATGGCGCGCCAGTCGAGCCCGCCTTCGAGCAGCATGGGCCGCCCGGCATTGGTCGAGCCCGAGAAGTTTGCTTCC